GTTACAGAACCTGCAGAAGGAACTAGCACTAAAGATCTATTGGGTAATTACCTGGAAGACTATTGTTTAAACAGAATACAAAAAGATAAGATAGATGAAATAAAAACGGGTGGTACATTTACAGATGAAGGTTTTCATTACTTTGTATTTGATAATTTTTATAATAAGTTTTTACTAAGAAATCATTGGAAAGTTCCGTATCAAAGAACATCTCAAATGCTTAGAGATAATTTAAAATGTTTTACCAAAAGAGTTACGAAAGCAAAGATATCTGTTTTTGTTGTACCTCAGTTTGATAAGAAGGAAGATAACTATAAGGAAAAGAGTTTCGCAAAGACACATAATTACTAATGACACATATAATTTTTGGACCACCAGGAACCGGTAAGACACACAAACTGATACAGAAGGTAGAAGAATATATAAAAGATGGGGTTGACCCTGCAAAAATTGGTTATTTTACATTCAGTAAGAATGCTGCAGAAGAAGCACAGAAAAGAATGTTTAAACAATTTAAGTTAGGGTATGAAGATCTTCCTTATTTTAGAACACTACATTCTCTTGGTTTTAAACAATTACAGTACGACAAACAAAAAGTAATGAAGAGTGAACACTATACAGAAATAGGTAGGAAGTGTGGGATTGAATTAAAATATGCATCTTGGAATGAAGATGAGGGTGGTATATTTAACTCTGATAGTACACACCTTTCATTAATAGAATTAGCTAGATCAAAAAACATATCTGTTACAGAACAATATAATCTTGCAGAACACAGTGAGGATATAGATAAAAAAGATTTATTAAGATTTGAAAGCGCTATAAATAATTTTAAAAGAGATAGACCAGGCATGATTGATTTTACAGACATGATAAATGAACTGGTTGATTCAGATAAATTTCCTAAATTAAAAGTTGCTTTTGTGGATGAAGCACAAGATCTATCTAAAATGCAATGGAAAGTTGTTGAAGGAATTAAAAATAACTCTGACATGTTATATGTTGCAGGGGATGATGACCAGTGTATTTATAAATGGAGAGGTGCAGACGTAGAAAGTTTTTTAAACCTAAAAGGTACTAAAGAAGTTCTAGATAAATCTTACCGTGTACCCATAAATATATTTAATTTTGCAAATAAAATTATAGGCAAGATACACCCAACAAGAAGAATACAAAAAACTTGGTATCCAACAAAAGAAAGAGGGGTTGTAAAATACCATGATGCAATAGATCAAATAGATCTATCAGAAGGAGAATGGTTGGTTCTTGGTAGAGATAGATTTAAACTGGATGAGTTTGAACAACACTTTCAAGATAATAATATCTTTTATGAGAGAATAAAAAAACATAATCCTTTGACAGATAAGTTTGAAGCAATTGATTTATATGAAAATAAATTAAAGAAAGGAGTGTTTTTGTCTTATGACGAGTGCCACAATATAAAAAAGAAGATGTTAAACAAACAATGGACCAATAAATTATTTAAAGCAATGGTTCCTAATAAAATGTATGACCTGGATTCTTTGAAAAATAATTTTGGATTAAATACAGAAGCTCCTTGGCAACAAGCTTTTTCAAGAATGGGTCAAGTAGAAACTAAAAAAATAGAAGATCTTTTAGGTAAGGGTGAAGATTTAAAAAAAGGTGCAAGAATAAAATTAGCTACCATACATGGTGTAAAAGGAAACGAACGTCAGAACGTAATACTTCCTATGGATTTAACAAGAGCATCTTTAGATGCATACGAAAAAGATCCAACTGATGAGCATAGACTTATGTATGTTGGAGCAACAAGAGCAAAAGAATCATTACATATAATATACGCTAAACGAGGAGGATATGAACTATGACGCATAAAAATGATTGGGATGAATCATTCCCACAAGACAAACAAATAGGAGGATCACATTATAAAAAATTTAAGATACAACCTTATGAGTTTATCTCAAAGAATGATCTCTCTTTTTTTCAAGGCAATGTTATTAAATATGTTTGTAGATATTTACACAAAAATAAGATAGAAGATCTTGAGAAGATAAAACACTATTGTGATTTAGAAATCAAAAAAATGAAAGATACTAAAAAATGAAACCTGTGTTTAAACCTCACACTGAGTGGCTACCACCAGAATCTTTTCCTGACTTATCAAAGTATGATGAGATTTCTATTGACTTAGAGACCAAGGACCCAGATTTAAATCAAAAGGATCTGGTTCGGTTGTTGGTAATGGTAAAGTTGTAGGTATAGCTGTTGCTGTAGAAGGTTGGTCCGGATATTATCCTATCGCACATGAAGGTGGTGGTAACATGGATAAGAACATGGTCATAAACTGGTTTACAGATGTACTAAAAACACCTGCAATTAAGATATTTCACAATGCAATGTACGATGTATGTTGGATTAGGGCTATGGGCCTTAAAATAGAGGGTAGGATCGTGGATACCATGATTGCTGGCTCTCTCGTGGACGAGAATCGCTTTCGATATGATTTAGGTAGTTTGGGTCGTGATTACGTCGGAATCGGCAAAAATGAGGCTGTATTAAAGGAAACTGCAGCGCATTGGGGCATAGATCACAAAGCAGAGATGTATAAACTGCCTGCAATGTATGTTGGTGAATATGCCGAGCAAGATGCGGTGTTGACTCTAAAACTATGGCAAGAGATGAAGAAACAAATTGAACATGAGGATGTACAATCTATCTTTAATCTTGAAACAGAATTATTTCCATGTCTTGTTGATATGAGATTCTTAGGTGTACGTGTAGATATAGATGCAGCACACAAATTAAAAAAAGAATTAGTATCAGATGAAAAAAAATGTTTACAAGAAGTTAAAAAAGTAACTGGTATTGATGTACAGATCTGGGCCGCTAGATCTATAGCCGAAGTATTTGATAAATTAAACTTACCTTATGAACGAACAGCAAAAACTGAAGCACCAAGCTTTACTAAAAATTGGTTACAAAACCAAACTCACCCTGTAGCAAAAGCAATTGCACATGCTAGAGAAATTAATAAATCACATACAACTTTTATAGATACAATATTAAAACATTCACACAAAGGACGTATCCATGCAGAGATCAATCAAATTAGATCCGATCAAGGTGGTACAGTAACCGGTAGATTCAGTTACAACAATCCAAACCTACAGCAGATTCCTGCACGGAACAAGGAACTTGGACCACGGATCAGAAGTTTGTTTATTCCTGAAGAAGGATGCACATGGGGTTGTTTTGACTACTCACAACAAGAACCAAGACTTGTTACACACTACGCATCTATGGATAAAAATTCTTCAAAATATAACAGGAGAAGGTCTACAAGATGTATTGGAAGCTTATCTTCAACACGATGCAGACTTTCATAAGATTGTAGCAGACATGGCTAACATACCAAGATCACAAGCTAAAACTATTAACCTTGGTTTGTTTTATGGTATGGGTAAAAATAAATTACAAGCAGAACTTGGTTTAGATAAAGCTGACGCAGAAGAATTGTTTCAAAAATATCATGGTAGAGTTCCTTTTGTAAAACAACTTACGTATAGTGTAATGGAACGAGCACAAGACTCAGGTAGAATTAGAACTTTACTAGGACGTAGATGTAGATTTAATTTATGGGAACCTAGACAGTTTGGTGTGCACAAAGCTTTACCTAAAGAAGAAGCTGAAAGAGAACATGGACCAGGTATGATTAAACGTGCATATACTTACAAAGCATTGAACAAACTTATACAAGGATCCGCAGCAGATATGACAAAAAAAGCAATGGTTGATTTGTATAAAGAAGGTATCGTACCGCATATACAAATACATGATGAACTTGATATATCTGTAAATGGTAATGCAGATAAGATAAAAGATATTATGGAGTCTGCTGTTGAATTAGAAATACCAAACAAGGTGGACTATGAATCTGGTCCTAATTGGGGTAGTATAAAATGAGGATAAATTATGGCTTACTTAAATGCAAATATACCTGCAACCTACGCACAAATAAGAAGAGAATATCTATATGATTGCAAGAAACATCATGGAGAAGTTGAAGACTGTATTATCTTTGGTATTAGCGCTCTTACAGGAAGGGCTATATTATTTCATGCTATTATGGAAAACGGTGCAGTATTTTATCGCCTACCAATTAGCGCGTTTATTCAAAAGGGATTTGAGCCATCCGGAGTGCCCGCAAGACGACTTGATGAACTTCAGCTCTGGAATTGTTTTTCTTATTATCCTTCTGTCCATCGTTGGGATATTTTAGACGGACAAGCCGGTAAGTATATAGGTAAAGATAAAAAGTGGCATCCAGGTAAGTATTTATTTACCGTTGACTTTGCACATCCAGATAGTAATATACTAGATACTGATCATTCAGAGATTCCGCACGAACATAAGTGCGCTCACATTATTGCCTTAGATGATGGTA